TCAGCAGCTTCAATGCTTGTTACATCACCATCTCTACGATATAATTTATATATTTCTGTCATTTGATTCTCCATGCTTCTTTAGCGATTGTTAATATTTCAGGACCATGCCTTTGTGCAATTTGCTGAAAATCAGGATTGACTCTTGCAAACAACTCTTTCCAGCTTCCTTTTGCATCTCGCATGTGATTTTGAATAACTATCCATCTTCTTAAAATCATATCATAAGATTCCTCTAAAGCATCAATTGTTAAATCATCACAGTTTTCTTCTGTCGCCAAATGATACCCTTTAGATGTAACAAATAACAATGCTGGTTTTTGTCCTGTTGCCTGATAATAAACTGCTTGTTGCATTATTTGTGTTGGTGTGGGCTCTGTTCTTGGTTCAGTAACACGCCATGTTCTAGTGCCATCTTTTTTTATAGGATTTCTAATAGGAAAAGAACATTTTAAATCCAACATTTTATTATCTCT